CATATATACGTCAACGAAGCCCACTGAGTAGCCGCTTGTAGCGAAAGTATCCTGCCCTGCCGTAGCAGTAAAAGCCTGACGCTTCTGCGTGGCCTGTGGTACTGGCTGTGTGCCTATATATCCTGACATGTCTTAATCTCCTACTCAGGCTTAACGGGCCAATTGATTGTGGTGGGGAACCCAGATTGTGCGGGTACATCACGCAGTGCTTGCCTGTACGTGCGCCAAGCGTCTGTAATGCGGTCAGCCCAAGCCATGCTGTCAGACGCCGCTAAGAGTTCGTCACGTTTTGCTCTAGCAGAAATCTCTTCATCTTCGTAAAAAGCAACATGCCCATCTGGTATAGGGTCATCACCGATGAACTTTTTTTCACCTGTTGTTGTTGAAATTGCTTGTCTTGGATAACCCATTAGAAAAACTCCAAAAATGACACAACACCAACTGTACCGCTGCTATTCGCTTCGGCCCCACCACCAAGTGTTAGTGACCCAAAAACTACTGTTTCACCAGTAGTCAGTGTTATTGTGGAACCTCCGTGGGCACCTACACCTGTATCGCCACTTGTTAAGCCGCCTTCAAAAGTCTCAGAGGCGTAGAGAGAAAAAGTCGCGGCTCCTGCCGCTTTTGCCGTTGCAGCAGCACCTTGCCCACCTGATACGGAATCGTTTCCACCTGTGCCGCCGCCGTGATAATTACCGCTGCTACTATTTTGGAGGGATGCGCCACCTGTGCCAGCGCGACTGCCTGATCCACCGCCGCCGCCTTGCCGGTTTCCACCTGTGGCGGCACTTCCTGCCCCGCCGTTGGCGTTAAAATCACCATTTGATGCAATCCCACCAGCGCGGCCAGCTTGGTTCCCCGCATCGCTTGAAAAGTTAACCGATGGTGCCGCTGGAGAGTGGGCAGCAGTCATTCCCGCAACTGTCGTATCTGTTCCGTTAGTTAGTCCGCGTTCTTCCATTACTCCAGCTACACCAGCGTAAGAACTAGCTAGGCTAGAAGTAATATACTTTTCGGCATAAGCAGCACCCCCACCACCACCAGCATTATAAACGCCTACAGAGTTTTCTCGGTACGCGCCTTGGCCTGTAGAACCCCAAGCGCCAATCAAAACGCTTGTCGCAAGAGGGTCCATTGTGTGTGTAAATGACCCTGTGTAATTCGTAACTTTATGTGACGTAAAGTTTAAAGCCCCGCTGATTGTGTACCATTCGTTTCCATCAGCACAAATTATAATGCCCACTTTAGTTGGAATCCTGCCAGCTACAGAGGCAATATTATTTATTTTTTGCGTACCGTTAGCTTTGACTTGAATATCGGCACTGTGTTCGTTGTGAATTAAAAAGAACACACCGTTTGAAGCGGCTGGCAGTGTTAAAGTTGCAATAGCGGTTACAACAAACATCTCTCCGCTGTCACTTGCAGACAAAGTTGTACTACCTGTCAAAGTATTAGTTGCACCGTTGAATGCAGCCCCCGCAGAACCCCAACTAATGTCGGTCCCATCTGAAGTTAAGACCGTCCCCGCAGCACCTTTTGCTAAGGCAGATGACACACCAGAGCTATTACCAACATCAATGGAGCCTCGCGTCAGGGCGCGTGTAACAGTGCCTGTGGCTGTCACATCACCTGTAGCTGTCAAGTTGCGGATCGCGGTAACATCTTTATTGGCATCTGCCGTAAGAACCTTGTTGGCCTCTGTAGTGCCGTTGGCTGAAGCCTTATCATTAAGGTTTAACTCAGCGATGGACGCATCAATGCCTGAAATAATTCCTGAAGATTTAGAGCCAATATATCCAGCCATTAGGTAATCTCCAGTACCGATAGCATAGTGTCTAGGCCACTTGCCGTATTACATATAACCTTAACCACATCCGCAGCTTCTAAAATAATCTTGCCGTCTAAAACAGACAGAGCGCCCTGTGCAGGTATCGGGGCATCTTTTACTATATAGAAATTTGTTGGTGTTCCAGACACATCTCTAGTGATGTAAGCACTCGCCGTAATTTGTGTGGTTAGAATGTTTGCAAGGTTAATACCCACTGCAACAGTTTGAGTTCCAGAAGCAACTGTGCGAACAGCTACCTCTCCAGTACCTGTGGCGCTTGCCAAGTAACTCTTAAAGGTATTAGCCATATTCTATCCTAACGCTATGCTTAATGCCAAAACATCACCAATGCTTGCTGGGGCGGCACCCGCTATAAACATGCTTGGAACGCTTAAACCTGTAAATGCATCAATAACAGAAGAATTGTCACCAATTCCATCAGTGTGAACACATTTAACTTGTCCATTCGGTATGGTAATTTTTGAACCACTTCCGGCTGTCGTGCCTTGATTTATAATAAGGCTATAAGGGCCTGATGACCCACTGTCTGTTGTGGCGTTTTGAATAAACCACATCTTGCTTACACTGTTTGGACCCAATGTTACTGTACAATTAGAATCCAAAGCACCAGTGTATTTTAAAAATATTGACCTACCTTGAGATGTTTGACCATCAACTAGATTTGTTGTGTGGCTGTCATCGTTTGTTGTTATAGCTTCTGTACCAAAACTAAAAGCTTCAGCTATAAGGTCTAAATTTCTGTTTGTGGTAGTTCCCCAAGAGCCAGACTGCTCCCCAGTACCTATTTCTTCAAGTCTTAAATCGTTTGTGTAAACACTAGCCATATAATTTCCCAACAAACTTTGGACTTACTTTTGGTTCAATTGAACCTTTTGCTGGGCCATTAATACCGCGCCAAAGGTTAAGATGCAATCTTTTTCCAATCTACTGAAGATGAAGGGGTGATGTCTGACCAAGAACCCGAATCACTTGGAGATATGCCAGACCAACTTGATCCATCTATAGGTATTATTTTTGCCCAGACATTTGAGTTACCTACAAACCCATTTGCTTGAAGACCTGATGGTGAAACGCTGGCACCTTGATTTACAGTTACTGAACCTACCGAGAATGAAGCTGAAACCCCAGTTACATTTTGAGTGACACCACTTTTTGTTGTTACTGATGATATAGAAGCTGTTGATGATATTCCAGTTGCTGGTATATTGCCATCAGAAGATACTGTAGGAGAGCCAGACAAGGCATTAGCCAATACACCGCTCACATTAGCATTACTGTATATTAGCGTTATAGTGCCTAGCTGACCTGTTGCAGCAACTCCTGTTGCGGGTAAAGAAGAAGATTCGTTAACAGTTACACTACCAACACTTCCAGTAGAAGATATACCTGTGAGATCAACAACACGCCCAAATCTTGTGGTAGCTGTACCTATGGCTGTGCTGCCTACAACGCCTGTAATCGGCAGAGCTGATTCAGATACAATAGATACTGTACCAACAGAGCCTATAGAGTTTAGACCCAGCACAGGTGTGTTGCCGTCTGAGTCTATTACTACTGTGTTTAATTCAGAAGTACCACTAACGCCCGAAACAGGCGCTGTTGCAAATCCTGTTGTCGTTGCTGCATTTACTTGTCCAGTTCCGCTAACGCCCAATACGTTTATACGAACTACAGTAGTTACTGAGCCAACAGAACCACTTAGTATCGGAAGGACGCTTGCTTCATTCCAAGCCCCGAAGCCCCAAGTGGATCGACCCCAGCCACCTAGATATACAGTGGACATGAGGCGCTACCTTTTAAGCTATGCGGATAATTGCGTTAGAGGCGTTATTTGTAGGCATAACAACGGTAAAGTCTCCAGCACTTGCGGCTTTATCTGAACCAAAGTCCAGTACAGCTACAGAAGGAGTACCACCACCAGATACGGGAGCATTGTTATAGAAAAGAGCGCCACGAACTAGGCTTATTGTTACGTTTGAAAACACCACATCGTTAGCGCCTACAAAGGCAGTTTGGCCTGTGGATGTAGGAGTAATTGTGGTTATAGGATTACCGCCAGCAGTGTAGTTTGTGCCGTTAATTTCGTTGGTAGCAGTATAGCCAGTAGTATCAGCATTAAAACTGGCACTATTTGTATACAAAGCCAGCTTAAACACATTAGATGCTGCTGTGAAGTTGTGTACGCCTTTAAGCAGTTCGGTTTTAAACGAAGTACACATGTAGTTTCCTGAAAATGCCATTTACATATTCCTTATATATTCTGCCAGTTTTAGGTGCCCAGCGTCTTTGATTGCGTTATATACAGTAGTTCTGTCACTTTGAATAGCCTGTTTCATGTAAGAAGCTATAACGCCCGTCATCTGCTGTTTGTAGGCTACTGCTTGATCTCTTATTACGGGAGGGGCTTGTTCAGAAACGTGTAGCAGCTTGTCAGTACACCTCTCAGCAACCTCTTCAGGTGTGAACCCACGATTGTTGGTGGTCCTAACCTCAATGCTACCCACAGACATATTAAATGGCATATTGTTCATCTAGGCTCTCCATCCCTGTAGCTATCCTTCTTACTAAAGGCGTCAATAACTGACAACTGCTGGAGCGCAGACTGATACCCCTCCTTGTAGTCTGCCATTATGTCTGGCTCACCCTTCATAAACGTATAAGCCTCCAAGAGAGACCCGTACAAAAGTACTGTATCAGCGTTGTCTCCCAACCAAGACGTTCCCGTAGATACTATAGATGGAGGCTCGTAGTAGTAATGAAGTTCCACAACGTAATTAGCATTAGGGGTTGGTCCAACAATGAAGTGACCATGAGTGCCAGCAGCTATAGCATCACCATCGAACTGAGCGTAATACAAAGGTTTTCCCTGCGTTGCCGCTACTGGGAAGCCTTCTCTTATAAAGTTAACGTCTTTATCTAATAAATAAGTATATTCAGATGTGGTTGGATCAACTATAGCAATGGATGCAACAGCCAAGAAGTCTGACGGTCTTTGCAGATATTGATTTCCTTGAGTTAAGCTTCCAGTGCTGTTGGCTCTTACCTCAGGTATAGTTACAGTTCTGAATATGCGCTGTTCAGCTTGCTGTACAAATGTTGGAATCAAAGAAACAAATGTTGTCTCTTCATTTTCTGTATAATTCTTTATTGCCGCTGTAAGTTCTGTATAGTTCATCACTCAGCCTCATTGTATAAGTTGTCGAATATCTGTGTGACATCTAATGTGTAATCTAAATCAGATTTAGAATAATGTATATGCTGTGAAGGCTTAAAGTCTGGTGCGCCTTCGCCCGTTTCAAACCAAGCTGGATGAGTGACCCTTACCCTATTGTTTGGTAGGGCAATGACATTACCCGTCCAAGGACCAGCATCTAGCAGTTGCAGTACATGAGCCTGTTTGTGCTGCGCTGGGTCATCAGCCACATCAGTGTCTGTATAGTCCACAGTGAACATATACTTTGCAGGAAAGAAGTCACCAGCAACCTTAGCCATCCAAGGACAAGGCATAGCCCTGTCTAGGGTGTATACGGAGTGTGTGTGAGAGGGGCAGTCCCAAGGCTGGGCGTCATGCACAGGCATACACTCAGGCCACTCAGAGAGCGGCTCATCGGCTACTAGGGCCGTTATAGGCATTCTAGCCCACATAGCCCCGCCGTGTACGTTCTCATCGTCTGTATCGTCTGTCTCACTGCCTGTGAAGATGACCTGAAAGCTAAGGCACCTATTGGGCATGGTCGTGACAGCTATAGCCATAGCGTGAAGGAACTCGCCGTGGTAACGCTCATGATTGACCGTATACTCACGACGAACCCAACATTTAAAGTGTGGTATGTTTCCTTGCAAGAAAGCCATTTAAGTTCAATTGAACCTTTCTAACCGTTGCGTGTAAACTTTTGAGGACGAGCTGCACCGCTACCTCTAGCGACACCACCTCTAGACATGGCCTTTACCTTGCCGCCCTTGGCGTAGCCCTTCTTCATCATCTTGCCGCCGCCCATCTTTTTAGTGACAGCACCACCAGACTTCTTCTTAGCTACTTTGCCGCCAGCTTTTAGTTTCATTCCAAACATTTTGCTCATGCGCTCTTTAGCAGCTTTATTTTTTTCAGATGGGGTTGACCCCGCCTTTCCTTCTCTAGCTTCAACCATAGAGTTTTGACGAGCTATAAGTTGCTTCTTACGTCTTGCGGCTTCTTGAGCCTTTGTAAGCGCTCCGCCTTCTTTTTTCTTGGTGACAGCGCCACCCTTTGAGTAACCTTTTTTCTTCATAGCCATGTCCAAGTCTCCTATGGTGTGTTAGCCGTACCGCCCATACCGCTGTGATTTGTGCAATAGTAATACAAAGTCGGTGCGCTGTTAGCTACAGTTATCTGAACATACGCACCAGCCTGTCCAGCCGTTCCTGACGTAGTTACGCCTGTAGTGTACTCAGAACCACCACCATGTGTTCCATTGGCGGTTGTACTAAATCTTAATGGATGACTGCCATTAGAAGAGGCAGACTGATCAAACTTGTAAATATTTCCCTCAGACAAGCTTAATGTTGGGCTTACGCTTCCATCTATGTAGAACTTATTGCCACTACCATAAGAATTTGTACCTGAAGCGACAGTAACTGTATAGTTGGTGATATTAGATGTTACGCTAGCTGAACCTATAGCAGATGTTGCAGAAACACCTGTTGCATTCGGACTATGTGGTAATGCTGATATACTTACAGAAACAGAGCCAACAAAAGAAGATACTTGGTTCCCACTAAGGGTTATAGTTCCAGCAGAGTTAATAACTACGGTTGCTGAACCAACACCACCCGTCATTAATATATTGCCACCAACTGGATTCCAGCCGAATACTCCACGACTATCATCAAATCTATCTGGCCTTGGATTTCTTAGAGATTGAGGATCAAATATCTTTAGACGCCCTAAGAAGTTTTGAGGCTGATCGCCATCCCATACATCAGGCCCGACTAAAAACCCTGTAGGTGCGCCGTTGCTGTATTCTTCCTTTAGCTCATGCAGAGGGTATCTAAACCCTGTTTTGTCGCAAAAGCCAAATGCGTATTTACCCTTTGCAAAAGACATTTAGCCCCCAGTAACAAATGTGTTGAAAGGAACGAACTTAATAGATGCTGTTTCTGTATCTTCATTTGCCGCAAGTTGAAACTGAAATTCATATTCTTGTTTCAGAGTTGGTGCCATGCTCATAGCTTGAGGTTTCTTCTGAGCTATATAATAAGCAAGACCAGCCACCAGAGCGGGTATAAAGCGCGGTGGGATGGCAGCAGACCCTGATATGCCTGAGGACATGCCGTCTATGCCTACCAGCCTGTAATAGGCCACTGTATAGGCCGCTGTGCTGTCTGGGACGGGCCATAGAGTGAACTTAGTGTCAGTTGCCTCCCTTTGCACATAAATCTGCGTAGGACGGCCTGTGGTGTTCTTATTTGTTTGCTGCGCGTATGTAGCTACACTGGCCCTCTCAAGTGATGTATCAACCTGATTGGTGCCTGTGCCTGTTCTAAGTTGATGCTCTATGAGGTCTATGGTGTCAGACGGCATCGTATATGTCGCTGTGCCAGCGGTTAGAGGTAATGTGCCAGCAGATATTGTAAATAAATTTAGACCTCGGTTTTGCCACTCCAAAGTGAGAATGTTTAAACTTCGGCGTATAGTTTTTAAATCATAACCAGAACGCATCTCAAGGCCAACGCGCTCGTATGCTTCTTCAAATAACTCTGCTAGGTCTGGAACTACAACAGTCATGGCTTCTTCGCTTTCTTTCTACGCTTTCCGCTTGCGGTGGTAGACCATTTCACCCTCTTGGGTCCAGTTTTCTTAGACGCTTCAGACTTGCTTATCTTAGATGCTACCTTCTTAGGCCTACATGCAGGGTAACTTCTCTTCTCACCCTTTGACCTTCCGCAAGGCTTGCCTGTCTTTACATCCTTCCACTCTTCACCAAACCATTTGCCAAGGCCACCCTTGGCACTAGGTTTTTTTGCTTTTGCTTTTGCCACGGGACGCTACCTTGTTGTTTCCACCAGACCAACCGCCGCCTTTGGATTTATACCATTTTGAAGCCCAAGCATTTGCATAAGCGGAAGGATAAACATCGAACTTCTTCTTAGCGGCTGATTTGGCTCTAGACCATAATGCAGGATTGCTAGGCTTTGCGGCTGACATTAGATTTCTTCCTTTTGCTTTGATAATTTCTACTTCTGTTTGCACTTCTGGACTCTACAGTAACACCATCTGCATTAGAGCCACCCTTGCTTAGAGCTACTTTATGACTGATGTCTTTACCTTCTCTTTTGTCGGCCTTGCCATTGCCATTAAGGTCAGCACTTGTGCTGTCCATTTTCCTTCTAGCC